TGGGGGTAATCAAATCGTACCTACGGGTGGTAGTGGCGTAGATACTTCTTCTATTTCTGGGATTGAAGCTGCTTCTGGTGATACAGGTGGGACAAGCTTCGGTAATACACCCCAACCTTCCAATGAAGGTGGTGACAAAGGTGGAGACATGGTTCAGTTTGGCGAACCCGAAGATACAACTCCCTCTGCCGTTTCAAGTTCTTTCAATAATCCCAATGATAATACTAGTATTTTCCAAGAAGGGCAAACATCTACATTAGGTTTAGGTGATGAATATAATCGTCTTGATTTTGTTGAAGGTAAATATGCAACTGAAAACGACAAAGCACTTGTTGAAAATGCAGGTTGGATACTAGATCAAGATAGTGGAGTAGCTATGCCACCTCCGGGTGAGCAAGGTGATAGTGAATTTGCGGGAACTAACTTACCTCCTCAACAATATATTAATGATGGTTCTGATTACACACCCGACGATAACCAACAAAACCAACAAAACCAACAATATATTAATGATGGTTCTGATTACACACCAACAGATGATAGTGGCGCAGAAAATAATGAAACAACTGGCACACAAAATACCGACACAGGCGACGATACTGTAACAAAAAGTTGGTTACAACAAGTCTTAGATGGAGACAAAGGTGGCGATGGTGAAGGTCAGATCGGTCCGGCAAATTTAACTGGAAACGATGATGGTGGCGGTGGAAATCAAATGTCTGGAACTGACGGAGCTAACGACGGAACTGACGGAACTCAAGGAACTGACGGAACAGATGGAACTGATGGAACTGATGGAACAGGCGAAGATGGAGAAGAAGGCGAGGGCGAAACCCCTACTGGTGGTGTATCGATCAACGATGAAGGTCTTGTCGTAAATGCCGATGGCACTCCTTATAATGGTGTTATTACTATTGGTGGCGTAACCTACGATATTGTAGATGGTGTAGCTACTCCTCGTGAAGAAGGCGAGGGTGAGGATGATGGTGACGGCACTACTACTGGTGGTGAAGATGGTGGTCTTAATCCCGATACTAATAACGATGGTACAATAACTTCACTCGAACAAGAGATCGCTGATCTTCGTAGTCAACTAGCAAACTTAACTGGTAATAGCACTACTGAAACCGAAGGTATGACCAGAGAAGATATTATGGCGGCAATCAATGAAGCCATGCAACAATATGGTGGTGGTGGATACATGCCATTAAGTTTCTTAAATGCTTTTGGGGCTAGTACAATGCCATCCTACTTTGGAAACACAATACCTTCTTGGATTTCTCCAGATGGTGTCTACGAGCGTAGAGCCGTTAAGGATAAAGACACAGGTGAAATGAGATTTATCAATGTGCCTATCGGCAACGCTTCATTGGCAGGGACAGGAGGTTTCCAAGCAGAACGTAGAGCAGGTTTTGGTAACAATGTTTTCTTATAAGGAGTTAGGTAATGGGCTTATGGGATTGGGTTACTGAAAATCCACTAGACGCACTTGAAGGTACGTTACTTTTATACAACACTATAAAAGGAAACCAAGCCGCAGATAGTGCCGCAGAAAATGCTTCAGCTTTAACGCAAAGTGAAATAGAACGTAACAATACAATTTACGAACTCTTTAGTGAGGGCGGTAATCAGTTACGTGACAACCTCCAAGCACTTCTTACAGAGTATGGTGACTTCGGACAAGTTACGCCTACGACTGTAAATGAAATGACGAACTACTTTGCTTCGCAACGTGCGAGTGAAGAAGCCGCCAACAAGCAAAGAGTAGATCAGCTTACTGTTGAAGATATTATGCGTCTCAAAGGTATGGAAGGTGCGTATAGAGATTATGCGCAAACACACCTTGAACGTGGAGACGAAACTGTTTTTGGTGCTGATGCACAAGCAAAGATGGATGCTCCGGGTACTTTTGATTTTGCCCAGATGCAGGATATGTTGACTGCTCAATTTGCTAACATGAGAGCGGCAAATACTAACCGGGCTCTAAACGATCAGTATGCAAAGGCTTCAGCATCTCTTCCGCCCGGCATGGAAAACTCTACGTTAAGAGTTCAGATGGAACGTAGCTTTGCCGATCAAGCCGCAGAAAGACGTAATCAAGATATGATGGCGGCAATAACAGATGCACAAAATTATATAGGTGGTCTACAACAGGCAACCTCTAATCAGCAAAACATTACAAATGCTGAAAGAAACATGATGAGAAATCTCGTAGGAGATGCTTTAAATTATGGAACACAAACTATGCAAAACGCTTTATCTGGTGGTGCGTATGGTCAAGACTTTGCTAACGAGATAGATGCACAGTATGGAAGAAACATTAGTGAAACTTCTGCACTACAAGGCATGAGAAACAATACAGCGCTTAATGATTTCCTTACAGGATTAAGTTCGGTAGACGCAGAGAACAAACTCGCTAACACCTATCTTAACCAAGTCCAAAACTTAACTACTGCCCCTTATAGTTATACAGCTAAAGGAATGGGTGGTATAAACAATCAAGCGGCAATGGATAGTTTGTCAAATATTGCGACAGCTGCAGCTAATCTATCAGCAGGAAACATGAAAGCCGCAGGTGGTTGGTGGGATAATATTCGTAAGAAGTACAGTTTTTAGGTGGTAAGATGGTATTAAACTTAGGCGCTTTTTATCAAGGTGTACAAGAGAATGATGCTAGGGAAAGAGCCAAGCGTAAGGAAAATGCCGCTCTTTACAATGAGTTTATTCGTTTAAACCCGGATGCTTCCGTAAAGCAAAGAGAAGCTTATGCTAATGAGTTGGGTGGTAATAGTCCATTCCTACGAGCAGCCATGCCCACAACAGAAGTCATGGCAGCAAACGTCGCTCGTAGAAAACAGCAGGTAGCCGCAGCATCTCAAGCAAAAAAATACAAAGCTTTACAACAGAAGATTAGCTTAATGAACGATGCTACTACAATGTTTAGCAATGTTTATTCTTCAACTGGAGATTTAGAGCAAGCCAATAAAGCTGTAACAGATATGTTTAGTGGATACTTAGATGGCAATGATATGCTTGGTATAAGTGCAGCAGGTACAAAGAAAGCACAACAAGACTTTGATAAAGACTTTGCAACCACTTATGACCTTTGGCAAAAACAAGGATCGCAAGCGAGTGCTGTAGAAACTTGGGATAAAACCTACAACCCTACCTTCTTAAAAAAATGGAAATCTACCGCATTATCTGAAATGAATAGATTGACACAAGAGCAATTAATCAAAGCCAATACTGAAGCAAGCAATATAGGGGCATCGTCAGCAGCCGATCCTTCACTTAAAGAAAATTTTGTAAAAAACTTTAAGACCAAATACCCTCGATTAAGCGAGGAACAAATGGGTGAAGTGATGCTAACTCTTGATAATCGTGAAGCACAAGCAACGAAAAAAATTAATAATGATATAGCAGTTGCTAAACAAGGTGTGCAAAATCACATTGCTGCTACACTAGAGGACGATCCTAACTATTCTAACAATATGGAAGTAAATGCTTTACAGACTGATGCCGCTATTAGAGATCAACTAAAGAAAATGTTTGACGCAGACCCAGTTCTTGTGGGTAAAGAACCTACTGCTGATGATGTACAAGCAGTAAAGGACATGGTTGAGAAAAGTCTCAAGGCTCAAATACAGATTGATGACGCAAAGGAAGCAGCTAATTTAAAGGAAAGAGCAGAACAACAAGAAGTGGGTCGCTACACTCCTCGCTTTGAGGATAATGACGGCAATCTGGATGTAAAACAACAAAATGATGTTGAGGACAAAATGCTTGCCCAGTTGTTTCCAGAAGTAGATACTGATGATAAAGAAGATGAAGTAGCTAAGGAATTAGCTAAAAATCAATTCCTCAACAACTTCCGAATGGCTGCAGAAAATTGGGACATTAGTATTAAAGACCCCGCAGTATACGGATCAATTATGCAGAAGATGGTTGATTTAATAATGGCTGACAATAGTGGTGCTGATGGTACATTCCAAGACCACTTCTTTATTAAAGCCGTTAATGACTATTACAGCAATACAAGTTTAAATACGCCAGAAGCAGTAGCTTTTAGAAATGCATTAGCGGCGGAACGAATAAATAGTTTGGAGGAAGCTCAACTACTTGCAGAAGAAGGTAATACTGAAATACAATTACAGTGGGTGAATACGTTTAAGAAAATAAGGGAAGATTATAGGAATATTGCTTTTGAAAACTTCGATAAAAAAATATTTAAGCTACAGATTTTAGATGAAAAGGCAGCTGATTTTATAGATGATATAGATGATAGGGTTGAGACATTAACCCAAAGAGATGGTGTAAAACTTATAGCAAATGTAGAAGAATTAATTAATGCACCAGTTTCAGAAGATGGTCTTAAAAATTTAGAGCTTAAAAATACAGAGGTAACTGCAAGCTTGCAAAAAGTTGTTAACATAGGTAGGGAAGTCGAAGATCAGATTGCTCAAATTAATGCTTATCTAAAACTACCAAGATTTAGAAATGACCCATCTTTAGCAGATACACGTGCAGCATTAGAAAATAAACTTAAACAACTCGAAGCAGGTAAGCGAATGGTTTTGGGTGAAGCTCAAGAATTAAAAAATTCCATTATGAAAATAAGATCGGCTAGTAAAACAATTAAGGAAACAAAGGTAATTGATAATAACGCTATTAATCAAGAAAACACACCAGATGTTGTAAAAGATAAAGCAACTGTTCTTGCCCATATAGTAAAGAAAAATCGTGACACGTCTGGTTTGGCAGAAGTCCACAATAAGTCATATAAAGAAAAAGTAGATTTCATTAAAAACATAATAGAAACTGTAGGTGGTGAGAATACAGCAGGGATCATAAAGAGAATATTTGGAGACACTACGACTGAGGATATGTTAATTCAAGAAGTAGCAAATGCTCTTAACATAGACCTTACTCCTCCTAAATCATCAATCGAAGTTGAGTTGGAGAATTTGAACAATCAAGATGAAACTATTAAATTACCTCCATCATTTGATAGATAACAAGGACGACTGTATCTGCAACTCCATTTAATTTGATGTTAGGTTAAATGGAGTACCTAACATGAGTTTATTTAATGAATTTGATGATCTGTTCGAGGACGGATCAGCTAAACAAGAAAAAGACTACACCCACAAAACAGGATACGCACTTCTAAACGATCGTAGAGCAATCAACGACGTGCGGAATTACTATGCCAGTAAGGGCAAAACATTCGCTAACAACCAAGAAATGTGGGATCAGTTCTACAGCGATAAGCGTTGGGCTGATGTGAACACAGTTTCGATGTTAAAGGATGTAGGTGAATATGCTTTTGCAGGTGAAGATAAAAAACTCCATGCAAGATTAAGTAAGTTATGGCAGAACGCTCCATCAAGAGGAACTGTCTGGGATAAGGTTGTTGATTATGGAACGGCGGGCATACTTGATCCAACTAATTTATTAGGTGGTTGGGGCGTAGCCGCAAAAGGAAAGAAAGCCTATGACATTGCTCGCGCAGGTGGGGCAACACTAGCTGCGTCCAGAAAAGCCGCTTTAAAAGCAGGGACAAGACAAGGTGCAATAACTGAAGCGGCGATCGGTGGTGCAATCGGAACAAGTTTTGATGCGGCACAACAAGGTATGGAGATCGCTCAAGGCGTGTCAGATGAGTTTGATGTTACTCGTGCGCTTATATCTGGTGGGCTTGATGCAGGGCTAAGTGCTTTAGGTGGTGCGGCAGTTGGAAGATATGTCGCTAGTGGTACAGTAAATGACTTAACAAACTGGCGAGCTAACAGTACATTCGGTACAACATCTTCACAAAGAATTTCTGAACTCGATAGAGAAATTAACAGCATAAGTGCTGATTATGATGTAGCTAGTGATGGATTTGCTAGAGCCGATTTAGAAGATCAAAGAGCGAATGTCGAAGCTGAAAGAGCGGCACTTCTAGGAGAAATGGAAAAGGTCAATGAGCTAGACCAAGAGCTAGATAGTATTGCAAAACAAATGCAAGCTGCACTTAAAGAAAATCCTCAAGCTGATACTAGTGATCTTTTAAATAAATTTAAAGAATTAGCAAAAACTAGATCAGCATTATTAGAACAAGATGTATCTGCCGCCAACCTCAAGGGCTTAGATGGATTTAAAACTCCTACTCCTTCCGCTCGTCCTACGAGCGTAGAAGCGAACGAAGGTGGCGTAAAAGATACAGAAGCTCCGTCCGGGAAAAAAGCTACGAGCGGCACGAAGAAAGAAAAAGTAGAAGAAAAAAACGTAGAACCACCTGTTGATGAGCAAATCAATGCAAAAAGAAAAGAAGCAGATGATCTAGGTAAAATCGTAGAAGGTCAAGCCGATACAACAGTCAAGGCTGATGCTCCTAAAGCCGAAGCTCCTAAAGTAGAGCTTACTCCAGAAGAGACTGCAATACTGGATCAAATAGAAGGAGTTGACCCTTCTGAAGTGCAGGTAAAGTTTAAGGAAGCAGGTAAAGATAATAAATCTGGTAGAACTTTAGGTACGGAAGTTGAAGCAGATATTAAGAAAGGTCTTATTACTGAGGATCAAGTCAAGAAACTTTTTTCAATAAAAGACTTTGTAAATGATAGTGGCTTCCCTAACAGAAAGTGGAATAAAGCAAGAAAGCTTATCGTCGCTGCTAACAGAAAATTAAAAGGCGATGCACCTACAACTAGTAAAGTCGAAACTAAAAGTGCAGTAAAAGCCGTAGAGCCGTCAACAGTTAAAAAGGCTATTACGCCACAACAAAAGAAATACAAAGCATCACAAAGAAAAGCATACCTTAAAAAAAGAAAAGAACTTATTGGTGATGGAAGTCACAGAGGGTTAAGTAATGCTTGGTCTACTGCAAAGTCAAAGCAAGAAGTTGATGATGTTATTAATAAGATGGAAGATTACATCAATGGGAAAGAAACCCCTGCGATAGTTCAAGAAAATGCCGCCGACGCTCAAGCTGATGCAATCAATGATGTAGCTAAATTAGATAATACTTCTTTTGAAGCACAGGAAATAAAGCAAGCTGAAGATTTCTTTAATAAATATTGGGATGAAAGCGCAGGGGGTGCTGTAAATAGAGGGTCTTACGTTACTACGAGATTAGCTGATGGTGTAAAAAAAGGAAACATAAGTGGTCGTGTTGCAACGATTGTACGCAAAATGGTCAAAGAGGCTGAAGAGCAAGTAGAGTTAGGCAAGAAGCTTGAAAGCAAAATGACTTACGAAGGGTTAAGAGCCGAAGCTCTTGCTAGAGGACTTGGTGATGCACAGCCAGACATAATAGGAGAAGCTAAGACTTACAAATTAGGAAAAGGTGCTACTGTCACAACAGAAGCACGTGATCGTACAGGAAATAGACTAGCAAGAAATACATTAAAAGCTGCAGCTGAACTCGAAGAGGGAGCAAAAACAGCAGGTCGTACGACAGTAGAATATACTCGCTCTGATGGAACAAAAGTACAGTTCACAAAATTACAGAGTATTGTTCGCGGCGGTTTTAATGTTAAGATGCTTGACCCAGAAGATGTAAGAACAGTTCTGGGCATTAACGATATTCCTACTGAAGCCAAGTTTAACATTGATGCGGCTAAAGCCAGAGCAGCTATGGACAAGGATGGTGGAGCAGTAGAGGGTTGGGCAGATGGGCAAAAGCTCGCTTATCCTTTTACAGCAACAGGTGTAGAACGTATTAGAGGAATACCAAGAGAGCCCGGCTCTCGAAAATTAGGTAAGGCTGAAAAGGGACAAACTTATTATTACGTTCCTAAGTTAAGGGGTAATTATGCAGACCCTTACATCATTATGCAATCTCTTGGATTGGATAAAAACTTTAATGTAAAGCAAAGAGGTCTTTATAATGGCAAGCTAGAAAGTGCAACTGATGTCATTAAAGCTAAAGAACAAGTTGAAAAAGACTTTAAAGGCGATCAAGATAAAATAAGTGCCGCTAAGAAAGAAATTGATTTAAAGGCAGGAGTTAATAAAGAACCAGAGCCTACTTCAGTAGAAGAAGTATATCCAACTTCAAACATTCCTATGTCTAAAGAAGGCAAGGTACTCGTAGCAATCCCAAGAGAAATAGGTTCTGATGCTGTACGTGTAGCATCTGTTAAGCCGGGTAGACTTGATGGTGTTGCACAAGCAGATAGACCGGGAATGTCTGCATCAGACTTACTTGGAAAATTTAAAAATAATCCCAGTAGGTTTTATCTTGGGTATGTATCTCGCTCACTCGTAGAAGATGAAGCAACCCTTCGAGCGCTGAAGGCTGATGGGAACAGGGAAAAGCTATTTGAAGTCTTTGAGCCTATTGATGAAGTAAATGCACCAGAAGGCACAGTTAAACCAGAAGTACAGGAAACAAATTCTGCTAATGTTGCCCCTTATGAAATAGGGACGCATGAAATGTTTGACACTACAAAGCTTACAACAGATCAAGAAAACGCTTTCGTGTTTGCATTTAAAACTATGAGCAATCCTAAGAAAACAAAAGCTGAAATAGAAAAGTTATTTTTTGGTGATGGAGAAAACAAACCAACAATAGGTAAATGTCTTGTAGAAGATTTATGGAGATGGACAGAAATGTTGAAGAAAAGTAATTGGAGAGCTTCAACAAATGGTGTCAATGTACCTCTTGGTCAGAGAGTAACCTTATTAAGAGAATTGCACGGAATACTTGCAGACGTTGCTCCCGGCGGTATTAAAAAATCAAACGTAGATATTGAAGAAAGTGTACGTGGTCTTAGAGATGTTTTTTCCAGATCGAGTGCAGAAGAACTAGCAGATATGGAGAGAGTTCTTCGCCTCACAACTAAAAACGCAGGGGTAGCTCCAAGAATTACTGAATTTTCAGATGAACAACTTGCTATAGATGATATAACCAGAGTAGTTAAGGGTGCAACAGCTAGTGGTAAATATCGTGCATTTGAACAATCAATACTGGTTGATGGTAAAGCACAATTAAAAGATAGATATAATCACCTTTCCTTTTCTCCGGGTGGCACTTCACCAACTGCTGAATTGCGGCCGTCATTTGCCTTTGCACACGAACTAGGTCATTGGGTGTTTCATAATTTATTAGACCCATCTGACATACAAAAATATTTTAAAGCAGTAGGTCGCCATGTTGATGAAACAGGAAGTTTAACGTCTGAAGGAAGTGATTTTCTTTTTTCAAAAGCTCCGACAATTAGGCAAGGTGAAAAAAATGTAGCAGGTGCAAATAATTGGAACGCAAGTCCGGGCGAGCATTTTGCTAACCAGTTTGCTCTGTATCTTCATCATCACCATGACCTTATGATTGTACCAGATCGAACGCTGTGGGAAAAAGTCACAAGGATTGTTCGATCTCTTTGGGAAAAAATGACAAACAAAAACATTATTGACAAAGAGTTAGAGCCAATCTTTCAGAAAATAATTACAAACAAGGATGAGTTTGAAATTCAAAAGTTTCACCTACCTGCACGTGAAGTAACCACAGCAGGTGGAAGAACATATCAGTCAAGATATGTTCAATGGCTTGAAAGTTATCGAGGTTTAAAGTTGGCAGTAGAGGACGACAACCCTGCGGGGATTATCGCTTACGCAGATGAGTTAGCTAATGCAATCAACGGGTCTACGGCAACTGATAGACAAGCAATGATGGCGGCTAGAGCTAAACAAAGAGCGGCAATCAATGAAGGTCGTGATCCAGAAACAGAAGCTTTCAGAGGTTATACTGGTAGATTAAGGGTCTTTAATGACAACAAAAACTTAACGGATAAATTACGTTCGGACTACAGAAAGTTAAAAGAAATGGTAGCACAGGGGACTGTAACAGAGTTTTTACCCGGTGAAGATATGGCAACTACCTCACACAATCCAGAAGTGATCGAAGAGTTGAAAGCATTTCTACGATCAGAAGAATTTGACAGCAACATACAAGGTGCAATGGATTTGTTTAATGAGCAGTTCCTTTATTTAGAAGGTGCTGACATTCCAGAATATATACCAAGTCAGCAGTTAATTAATCTAAGAAAAGAAAAAAGTATTGGTTCACAGAGAAGAACAATAAGGCAAAAGAAATATTATCAAAGCATCAAAGCCGCTAGAACTAAAAGGCTTAAAGAAACTATAGCGAAGATGAGGGCTATAGGTGGATACCATAGTAGAATTAGCGACAACCAACGGAAAGGAAATTACTCACCTCAAGAAGTTGATCTTGTAACTGCATTGTCAGAGTATCCTAAATATCTCGATGAAGCAGGTGTACCTAATAAGTTTGGGAAACAATTAGCGTCGAGAGTAAAACACCTAATCGCTACCAAGATTGAACCTATAGACAAATCTGTAGGCGATCCTCTTAGCAATCGCCAGTATACCGAACTCGATCAGAACCAACTGATCTTTAGGTATGCTAATGCCCTTAATCGGGGAGATCAAGGTATAGCAGATCAAGTCATGTATGAGTTACAACAACGAAGATTTTATAAGAACAACAGTCAAATCATACCAACAACCTCTGACAGAGTTAACAATGCTATCGATGATGAGCTTATGGTAGTATACGAAAATAGTGAAGAAATAGGTATACCTTCGTCTGCATCATTTAAAGTAAGAAACTTATTGGGTAAGATTACAAATAGAGGAGACGAGTTAACTTTATCCTCAAGGACAGTTGCTCACAGACTTATGTTGTTAGGTGCAGAGTTTAATCCACAAACAACAAGCAAATCATTCAATGACTTTAGAACTGATGTTAGAAGAATTGGAGTTAATTTAACAAAGAAGGAGGATATTTCACAAAGCGTTGAAATGATCGCTCGTAGAGTTTTAACTTCTTCTGCATTTGGTGAAGAGAAGATGGCATCTATCAGACGAGCAGCAGCCGAGTTTGGTTTTGAGCCAGAAGATACTATTGCTAAACTTGCTGTTGATGATTTAGATGCTTCTTCCGATAAGGCAACTCTTAAACAACTCACAAAAGATATTGGTGAAAGCTTTGACAGTACGCTCGAAGAAGCATTAACGTCTATTCGATCAGAAATGAGAGAAGCAATTTCCTATGTAATGAATGGGCTTATATCTAAGAAGGGTGCTAGAAAAAGATTTCATAATGCTACTGTCTATGGAGATATGTTAGGAACGAGGTCTGGTTTTGACCCCAGTTCTCCAAGCTTACATTTTATGGACGACATTCCTTCGGAATATGCGAGAGACTATGCGAGTGATTTGCTTCGTACACTCAAGCCTTCTACTGTAAGAGGAATAAAATCTTTTACACAAACAGACGATATGACCCCTTATTTTGTAGAAAGTTTAGAGGGCGATAATTTATTTGGGAATGGGATTAATGTTACAACCAGTCCTAATAATAATATTAAGAATAGCAAAGATACTATATTAGCAACTATCCCAGACAACTTTAAAGAATATGGTGAAGAGCTACTAGACGATTTAATTAATTTGCGGGATGGCATTAAATCAATGAGAGCGTTTTATAGGGCAGAACCAACAGACATTGCTCTACAATATGATAAAGAAAAAGCTATCCTTGATGACTTGAAAAGGATAGGTGCTACAAATCTACCAACTTCGAGAGTTGTTTTTATTAAGGACAACAATCCTATAGATATGAATAAACGTATGGCAGGTAAAGACCCAAGCATCGTAGCCGTTATGGATGCTATCGCTTCAAACACTACAAGAGCTATTGACAAAGACCTCATAGGTACATTCACACCAGAAGAAGCATACTCTATTTTTGTAGAGAGAGCAGGTAGTGGAATGAAGCTGAAGGAAGCTTTGAAAAAGGCAGGTTACACTTCACTTTCTGTAGGTAATAAAAAATCTATGATCGATCCTTTAAACATAAAGGATATAAGAAGTAGAGATTTTGTTGATGAGAAGTTCAACATGGGTGTTGTCCCGGCACCATCTGATCCAGTCCCATACTTGTTAAAAGCTATGTCTACAGACAATGATGTAGGAACAGATGCGTTTATCCAAGTCGCAAGTGCTGCAGAACAAAGTGGTATACCTTCTAAAGTTGTGAATGTTTTAGATAAAGTGAGAAGAAAGAAAAATATCACAAGCGCAGAAGGTGCTGAAATTAGAAAGGCATCTAAGTGGTCGCTCACAAAAACAAATGCACAGGTTATGAGGCAGAATGGGATGCACCATTCTGCTAACTTCTACGAACCTAGCAATGGAGATGCGGGTCACTTCGAGCGAGTGAACGCTCGAATGGGTAACTTCATATTGCCGTTGACACGTATGCTAAAAACTCTACCCGATAGCCCAACTGCATTAGGCAGGTGGTTGAATGATGGCTTGATCCAAATGTATGATGCCGTAAGAGGTAGAGAAACAGGAACAAGAGCATCACAGCTTGATCGTGATGGTGAAATCCTTGTAAATAGTGATGGTAACAGAAGGTCTATGCAACCAATGTCAAATCTAAGAATTGTTACGGCTCTTAGAAACAATGCAAAGGTTAACAGCTTAAAGACAGATGAAAAGAAGGTCTACGATTACATTCGTTCTTACCTAGACAATGCTATGGTTAGAATGAAAGAAAGTGGAATGGAAGTCGGTCACATCCGAGAAAATTATTTTCCTCAAATCTGGAGAAAGGACTTAATAGAAAAGAACTATGACCAGTTCGTGAGAATGATGACCAGATATTTTCAAGCTGAAACCGAACTTACTTCAAATCGTACAAAGATTTTAGGTCAAGACGATGCAAGAAAAATAGCAGAAAGAGTTGCAAATAAATTAATTGACAACGATGGTGTCATGCCAGATAGCAAACATTTTGCTGATCCAAACAAAATGTCTGTCACAGGTAAAGACGATCATACAGACTTTCAAAGATTAATACGACTAGATCAAGGTGGATTAAAAGCTTTTGTTGATCCACTCAGACCGAACGATAACTTAGGTCAGTTCCTTGAGAATGATCTCATGGTTGCGATGACTAAGTATAGTGATAACTTGGAACATCGCTTAGACATAACAAACAAATTTGGTGTTGGTGGTTTCGGTTTCTACGATTACTTAGCTGTGCATGATGGCAAACAAGATGCGATCAGCAGACTTTTATCCGGGGACAAGGTTCTTAAAAAGAATTATAAAAACTTTTTGAACTTGACGAAGGGTGTTGAGGAAGCACCAGAAGCCGTTGTTGCTACGTTCTCTGCTGATATTTTTAAAGCACCATTCCCCAACAAAGAAGCTTCTCATTCTCTTGTGAACGAACTTGTTTCTGATGCACAGAAAGGTGCATCTGTGTCACAGTTAAAACATAAAATTATGAATAGCTTGAACCTACAGAATGAACCTTCGCTTTCCGCAAAGAAAATGCACAAGAACTTCCAGTACAGAGCGGAAGCCATAGCGAACGCTCTCCACGAAACAAAAGGTTTCCAAACTGAAATGTCGAGAGATGATTTAGCTTTCGCTGACGGGATGATGAACGCCACCATTAGAAAACCAATCGACGGATCAAATGGTCTATATAATTTAAAGACAGCAAGTAAACACCTTCGATCCTTTAATGCTGTTACTCTTCTTGGCTTTACAACTCTAACATCTTTAGGTGATTTGGTTTTACCTCTAGTAAGAAGTGGAGACTTCGGTTCGTATAGAAGGGCAATCACTAAGATGATGGAAAACCCTGTATCGGGTAGTGCGTATAGGGACATGATAAGAAACATAGGTGCAGCGACAGAGAATGTTGTCCATGATCGAATGACTAAAGCATTTGGCGTAGATAATACCAAGTTCACATCTGGTTTCTTCACAGCTACGTTACTTACAAACTGGACTGATATGATGAGAGATGTAAGTGCGGCTGTAGCCTTCGAGCATTTTAAAGCTCAACAGAAACTAGCTCTGGATTTTCCCGGCACAAAAGCAGGAAGGTTAGCCAAGAGACAACTAGAAGCGTATGGTCTAAAAAGGTTCTACGAGGACAGCACGTTAAACATCGATTACATCATGGAAACGAACGGATCAGCTAAACCTCACGACGAATACTACACTTTGTCTGCTGCTGTTCATCGCTTTGCAAACCAAACAATCTTTACACCTAATCAAAACGATCAGCCGTTGTGGGCGCAAACTCCAACTGGACAGATTATCTTCCAACTTAAATCATTCCCATTAATGATGACAAGATTAGGAAGAGACGTTTTCCAAAAGGCTAGAAAGAACCCAGATGGTGACAGAGATTTACGACCACTTCTTTATTTTGCTGGCGCTGCCCCTGCTTTTGGTGCTGTTACGACAGGCACGAAAGACATTATCCAGTCAAGAGGTGGTGAAGAAAATAGGCAAATGCAACTCAGAGATCGTGCGATGTCATCGAAGTCAGAACTTTTTGCTGAACTTGGTATGACACAAAGGCAAGATATAATCGCAGGTTGGTATTTAGATGGGCTTCTTACAATGGGTGGTCTTGGTCTAATCGGTCAGCTTTTCTACGATAGTGCATCTCAGATTGACAATGGTGATTATGGTGCATGGAGAATTATGGAACTATTCGCCGGACCGAGTATGGGTATTGCAAGAGATGCCATAGCCGTAGGTGCGGGTGCAATGGAGTATGGCTACGATGCACTTGGTGGTGAGACAACCAATGCAAAAGAAAGACAAATGTGGCGTGAAATCACAGGTCGAATACCGATTGGAGGTCAGATCACAGGTGTCAAGGAATACTTTGTAGATAAAATCGCAGGTGAAAGAGAAGGTTAAGCTGCCATACCTTTTATAATGTGGGCGATGACATCTACAGTAAATCCATTTCCAATCATCTTATATCTCTGAGAATTTGATACGTGATTGGTATAGTTATCGGGTAGAGTTTGTAATCGTTCACATTCTAAACAGGTTAGTTTTCTCCAATGAAGCTTGTCAACACTATCCCATTCGTGTCGATCGTACGATCCTCTTCCACCCGATCGAACAGTCTTAGATTTATCTCGTATAGGGGAACAGATTACCTTCGGTTCTCTGTGACCACCCTGCATCGTAGTCAATGCAGGTGACTTACCAGTTCTTCCATATACCCTTTTAATAATGTCAAAGCCGTTAACATCTGCTTCTGCTACTAAGTGACAACCATTATTTAAGTTTTCAGCAAAAGAAAATACTAGCTGACGATCTCTTTTGTTAAAGTATTTAGATATACTTCCACCTTTATAATAATTTGCATCCAAGCAATAAGACTTGTCTCTATCTGTGTCGGCATCTTCAAGAATGTCAGACAACAATATGCCTAAGTCTTGTGGTGGATTAAAAGGGATGTTCGTCCAATATAAACGATTACGATTTTGAGCAGAAAGTAAAGCAGAGTTAATTAGAGTAGGCTCGCCTACGTCCATATATTTTGTAATTATATCCTTACTCTCCTGCTTCATGCGTACGTTTTCAAGCAGAACATATTTTGGTTTTACTTTGTCTACGATCCGCACGAACTCGAAGAATAATTTAGACCGGGGATCATCAAAGTTTAATTGCTTCCCGGCTAAACTAAATCCTTGACATGGTGAACCACCAACAACAACATCTATCTTTGGGAGACTATCCAACTTAGGAATGATTTGGGTAACATCGCCCAAATAATCTATGTCATTCCAATTAGCTTTCGACACCTTTTGGGCATACGGATCAATCTCTGAAGAGAAGTATTTGGTTACAGGTATCCCGGCTCTTTCACATGCAACTCTATACATGGAGCAACCATCAAACAAACTTAAATGTATCAAAAATTACTTATCCTGCACTCTTGATAATGCTGATCCGATAGCCGTGTATCCGCCCTTATCCACCCAACTATCTTTATGATCCAATGTGGTGAGCAGACGACAAGACTTAACCCAGTCCATCATCAAAGCCACATGTGCGGGTGTGATTTTACCATGCGTCTCGAAAGCATTTTTTGTAATTACGTTCCAACCTTGAGCTATGGCAGCATGGTTTATGAGTACGTTGCCATAGTCTTTCGCCCGTGTTCCATGAACAAGGTCAACTGCTTCATCTAATGTTTCCTTCATTAGATTATTTATTTTTTCAATGCTGTCGTCGTAGTCATACATTGGACAAGCTCGCTAAGTTGTCATCGTTGACTGCACGAATTTCGAGCATTGTGTGTTTGCACTTGAGATCGACAAGCCGTTCTTTTTCAAATTTTAATTTGAGCTTTGCTTTATGAAAGTCGTCTGGATTTTTACTATCCAACTTCTCTTCTTTCATTTCTTTGATGCGACCTTGAATACTATCAATGTCTGCTTCCTTACGAATGATCGCCATGCGAACCTCCGCAAGTTCCATAAGATTACTTTTCTTAGCTTCTGTAATATCTTCGTTCATACTTTACCCGCCTTTTGGTGACACTTGAAATTGAGTATATTCGTTGCAGACTTCTGAAGCGTCCTTACCCTTCGAGCATAACCACGTACCATCCTCCGATGGCTTCGAGTGGATACAGAAGCGACACTCTGGCGGGAGGACAGGAGGTTGCCAACAAGCTTCCCTTTTGAAACACGACTTGCATCGCCAATCATTAGGTGTTGAAGCTACCCGCTCAGAGTGTCCATCAATCGCACTTTGTATCTTTATGAACATTTCGCCCCATTCCTCTTCGTCAAAAGGAATGATCTCGGCATGAAGTTGACTGTCATTTTTATTATAAGCTACAAATAGTGTGCGAGAGATTGCAAACATCGCCATCATCATCGTTGCTTGGCGATAATATTTTCTATTAGCCGATTTAATCCCGTGCTTCTCAAACTGTTTAAAGCGAGCATCGTTCATCGACTTTATTTCGAGGATCGCAAGATCATCTGATCCATCCTCGAAGTTAACTAATCCGTCAGCGTGGCACACGATGTGTCCACCGAGCCATTCTCTTCTGTGCTGTCTACCTGTCGTGTCATCTTTTTCCCAGACACGTAGGTCGGCTCGTTTTTTTAAATCGTAGACAACCCAATCTTCAATTCTATGACCCGCAAAGAAAATTCTTTTTAGCCGGGGATCGGGTGTTACACTTGGGAAGCCCCGCAAGGACAGTTGCAATTCTGCGATGCAGTCTGTCCCCGCCATGCTCGCCCCAATATAGTCACGGGCTACGTCTTTCGGTTCACGATCGTAACCCGTGTCTATGTCTGCAATAATTTTTGCAGCGAGATCACTCATTAAAATGGTATCTCGTCATCTGGCATGTCAACAGTAGTCGAACCATTCCCTTTTGCGGGTGCTGATTTCTGACTAGCAATGTCGTCTGGATGAAAGAAGCTACCAATTTTTGTTTGTTGCTTCCCCATATATTCTTGCTCGTAGATGTTGACACCAACTTTTTTACCTACAAAAAAGTCTATGCCTTTTGCTTTATCTGGAGTTTCGTCACCCAAGATTTGCTGTATTCTCATCAACCTAGACAGACCACGATTTCTTCTTTTAATCGCCTTGTCTTTAGCTTCTGGATCAGAGTAGTTTCCACAATGAACAACGAGCCAATCTTTACAAACATTAGCATCGTTTTCCATCTCAACGACCATCTGCTTGTCAACGCCCTTAGTTTCGATAACCATATTTTTTATGGTCATTATGTGTCTACCTGCACCTGCTACGGGTTTACGCAGTTCAACACCATCGAAGGATAAACCTTCTAAGCCTTCCCATTCACTCATACACTTGCTCCTTTTTTCTGCATGGTTTGAAATTGATCTTTGGTCATCATTACTCGGTCGAGTAAGTCAGTTACCTTGTCCGTATTTTCTACGGGCGAAAGTCTACGATGGGGGTCACGAGCCTTGCCGATCCACCCCTTCACGCCTTCGGTGTAAATTTGTCTACGAACAATCGTCTTTCCTCCTTCTTCATCGGAGGTGCGAACCAAAGCAAAGACGTAATCGAAAAGAGAAGGTATCCACTTTGCGATCTTTGCTTGGGTCATCATTGGCATTACTTTATTAATGCCGTTTGCATCCTCTTGACTGTCAGCCAAGAAGGTACAAATAACATGACAATCTCTGTCACGTATCCACTTTAATGTCTTACGGATATTTGCTCCGTAAACATTCCACAGTTCAAAATTGCTTGGATGATCTTTTGTTTCGATCTCAGCATCTTCAAAACATCTTTGCGAAAGTTCGGTACAGCTATCTACTGCAATCCATTTATACTCTCGTTTTTTAAATTCGTCGCTTGACACGTATCGCATCAAGTCAACAAAAGAATACCTATCCTTGATAGGTCGATTGAAGGAATGGAAGGGTAAATAATCGATCTCTATATTCGAGAGCGATGCTAACCCTGCTTCTCCAGAAAGAATTAAACCTTTCCCCCATTTATTATAATAGTCTGCGATGGCAGTTGTCTTGCCAACACCAGAATGACCATACAATGCAGTCTTAGTTGCACTACGAACTGCACTATCAGTCGTTGAAAACGGACTAATCACCATGTGTTTTTACCTTGAAAGTTGGGACACCCATCTTGATAGTAAGGGCATCACTTAGTTGAGATTGAACGTCACTATCAGACGCATCGAATTGACGTTTGTTGATTGTAAAGTTTACTGCTACACACGTCGGACGTTTACTCCCGGCAGGGAATAAATCTTCTAAAACTTTTTTATCCCACTCATACTTTTCGGGGATTTTAATAACTAGGGAATGAGAGTTAGAATAGGCAATCTCGTACTCACCTATATCCTCTGGAAGTTCTGCCAACAGTTGACCCTTCTCTTTATCTATACGTTCTTTAAGCTCTTCCAGATCACTTAAAGATTGTGATAATTTTGCAGCAACTTCTTTTAATCTTGCTGTCTGAAGAGGTCTGTCTGTCTTAATATTATTTATTAAATCATCCCATTCAGTTGATTGTTGAGTGTTCATTTTTTACCTTTAATAGTTTATTATGGGTTTACTAATTACACAACTTAGTCTATTAGTAACGGATACGCAAGAGGAAAATTAAATGAAATTCGATATTCAGACTTTGATTGATGATCTTGGTGGTGCTTCGAGCGTCGCTAAGAAACTCAATATTGGCAGGACTGTCCCCTATGGGTGGACTAGAAGAAATTTTATTTCCTCCGCTTACCTTTCAAAAATCAAAGAGGTTGCACCGCACCTCGATATTAATTCTTACTTTGTGGAGGACTATAATAATGACAAATATACTGGAGGCAGCACTTGAATACTTGGATAGAGGTTGGGTAAGTGTACCGATCAATCCTAAAACAAAAGTCTGCCCTTTCGGATGGGGGCAAATAAGCGAAAGCAAAACACTTCCAACACACGAAGAAGTTGAGAAATGGTTTGAACCTTATCCCAATTACGACATCGCTATCCTAACAGGTAGGCTTAGTAATCTTGTTGTTGTCGATTGTGACAACATGGAAGCTGTTAATAAAGCTAAAGAGCTTGGGCTTACTAGAAC